TCAAATAGTCACGCTTGCGCTCAGCTTTTTGTGACTTGATTTCATCCATCTTGCCCAAAATCTTTGTTCTGACTGGGCCATCAGGTGGGAACATCTCTTTGATTGCACGAGCAGCGAAGTCTACACAGCCTTCTGCCATGGCTGGGTGAACTACTTTGGATGCGCCCATGAAGGTTGCGCCACCAGGGGCATCATTGCCCATGCCTGTGCGCTTTAATCCTTCTTCGTATTGCTTGTCCCTTAACTCACGAGCTTCTTTGTCGCTCTTGATCAAGTCCATGTATCGCTGAATAAGACCTGATAGTTCATGGCTATCATAAGTCTCAGCCATGTTGCTGTAGAAGTCAGGATTTTCTTCAGGCCCACTGTCAGGCATGGTGACAATTGCTGAACCGTCAGGCTGTTCTTCTGTTTCTATTTCAGGCAAATCAACAATGGCTGAGCCATCGTCTTGCTCTTCAATGTTCATTTCGTCGTTCATTTCTTAGCCTTTTTAGGTTTTTTCATGAGTTCAAGGGTCATGGTGTCTTGGCTTGCCTTGCCACCTTTTTTGTATCCCTTTTTCTGCAATGCAGTCAAATACTTTTCTGTAAGTTGTTGTCTAGGTATTCTACGGACAATGTCCATGTACCCAGGCGCTCTTCCTTTTGTTTCTTGAATTTCTTTTACAAAGTCGGGCGCAGCCATCTCAAACGGTATTTGTCTGAACGCCTCTGGGCTAGTCTCTCCATGCAACATGAATGGGAAGGCTTTGTTTAGCTCAGGCTCATATGACGTCTCTCCACTGAAAGAAAAGACGTGAGGACCAACTGACATGCTTGGAGCGTGCAGTAGTCTTGGGTCAGTTGTGTCTTCGATCATTTTGGATGCATCAAAGATCTGCGCTTTCTTTCCGCCAATCTTTTTGCCAGCCATTAAATCAGCCAGTATGCGACGACGCTCAAACGTGTCAAACAAATGGTGCGTGTTATCAAATGATACGTCAGAATCAAATACAGGCTTGGAAGGAGACTTTTCTGTGCCCTTGGTCATTGCTGAGCGCATCATGTCTAGCATCATGGCTTCTTGCTCTGGGCTCAACAGACCATTTTTCCTAGCCTCTTGAAATTTGTTCCACATCCTATTAAAGACCAATTGGTTGGACGTGTGCATTTCAGGTGTACCAATAAAGGTAGACCATATTGCTTTATCTTCGGGAGACAGTCCGCGCTTTTCACGGTTCAATAATTTGATTGCGGTTCCCGACTTGCCTACACCCCAAACACGGCCAGCATAGTCAGGATCTTCCAATCCAATTTGTGAAAAACCTACGCCACCACGCATGCCATGTTTGCGCTTTTCTACCTTTGCGCGGTCAGCTTCTGTGATGTGCAAATACTTTCCTTCGTGCTTTCCTAATACTTCAGATGGCCTCATCAGTCCTTCTTGTGCCTTTTGGAAGATTGCCTCTTTCATTTCTGCCACGGTAGGCTTCTTTGCTGATCCGCCTTTAGCCATGTTGGGCATGGTTTGATTCTGTGGCCCTAGAGCGCTCAATGCCTGTCCTTGGGGGGTCATGCTCAAGATGTTGCTCTGAGGAGCTCCTTGGGGCATTTGACCGCCTTGCTGTGGCGGTTGTTGAGGTTGTTGCTGTTGATTTGGAGGCGTCATCTGAGGCGCTGACTGCTGAACGTATTGCATCCCAGGCGTCATCTTGTCCATGTCTACTCCACCTACGCTTGGGTTGCCGTCTCTGCCAGGCTCAACATATATCTTGTCTGACAGGTTAGGAGCCTCGTTAGCGCCAATAGACTGAATCTCAGCCTTGGGAACCATGAGTCTATTGCGTTGGAGCGCCATGCGCATTTCCTCTATTGATGGTTGCACGTTGCCTCCAGTTGCTTTGTGTACGACGCCACCTGTTTTGTACAGTGGAAGTCCGTTGGTTAATATGTCTTTGCGCATTGGCTCAGTGATGGGAAAGTGGTGAAGCTTTTTTTCATTTGCCTTATCAAGCATGGCATTAAATTGTGCTTGTTCTTGTGGGTTCATATTAGCCATTGGAACATGGGCTACGCCTAGTCGTTCTGATGCGTCTCCACGCTCACTTGGATCGCCAGGCAATGTATGACCATGTAACTCCATCTTAACGCCATGCTTCTTTCCAAGTTGGTTAAAGATGTTAGGGACTTTCTTGTTGTAGAAAGCCTTCATTGGCTTGCCTTTTATTTCTATGTCTTGACCAGTCAATGAACGTAAAGTGCCTTGTGGCTTTTGTTGCATTAGCTTTTCCGCTAATTCTTTTCCAACAAGTTCAGGTAAATCTTCTTCTCTAACACCTGTTTGTTTAATAACTTCATTTCCATTTTTATCATAGGCAACTAGGTTTGACCCTGATAAATGCAAATCTTGTATATGTTTTGCCAAACTATATCGTTTGTTTTGTTCTTCACCAGGCGTCATGACGATGCCATGGTAGCCCTTTTCTGCAGCGTGGTGCATCAATCTTTTAATGGCCATCTCTTCCCAGTTCTTTTTAAATGGGGCGTCTGGTGGAGCAAAATTGTTTGGTAATGATAATAGTTCATCATGAATTTCTTTTGGAATCGCTTTATTGTTTTGAATGTAAGGAGCCGCCAAATCCGATAATTCTTTTCGACGCTTTTCAATTTCTTCTGTGCGATAACCTTTTTCACGCCCTTGTTGATGCCAGTCTGACTGTAGCTCTTCAAGGTGCAGTAGCTTCTCACCGTTGGGCCCAGTGCGGTCTTTGAGACGCATGGATGCTAGGATGTTTGGCTCGCCATGGAAGTGGTTTGATACACCTTCAAAGTTACCCATTGGATACTTGATAAGCATCTCTCGGTAGTTCTCACCGCCAGGCAAAGTCAACTCTTCGTGTGCAGCGCCTTTTTCTATCTCACCATTGCGCCTCATGCTTTCAGCTATCTGGCTAAATCTGTTCCATTGGTTGTTTGCCAAGTCTTGTGCAATATCATCAACGGTCTCATCGTACTCGTCAGCGTTGCGTCTTCCACGACGACCCATCAAGTATTGAGCTTCTTCACGCGCCTCTTGATAGATTAAATCATCAATGATTTCACTATCAGTCACGGGCATGATTGTTTTGTCAATTATTCTAGGATTTGACTTTTGTGACAGATGTCCAAGGAACTGCTCGTGCGTCATCTTGGGCTCGTTCATCAGCGACTCAAGGCCACGCTCTTTGAGTTCAGTGGGCTTGACGCCAGGCAACGCCATCAATTCTTTGAGGAACTCGGAACCAGTTCCTACCTTACGCTTGAGAGCCTTAGCCCCCATGTCCAAGGCTGAATAGAAGGGTCTGCCCTTGCCGATTAACTCATTCATAAGGGGCGCTCCTCTATTTCTAAATGATGTGCGTGAGTGACTTGTCCACCCTTGGCTTTGGTAATGTCTGGTTCATTGACGTCATATGTGCCACGGTTTCCAATGGCTGATTTAATCTGTGTTGGGTGAAACAACGCCAAGTTCTTGACAAGTTTATTTTTATCGTTGTGTTCGGCCACGTACATGGAATCATGGCCAAGGTTTTTGATTGCCTTCATCACATCAGGATTTTCTAGCTCAGCCCAATATCCTTGTGATATGGCATCTTTGACTCCACTCGATAATGGCCTGCCTTTTATCGCTGCATACTCATCGTAAAGATTGTCTAAATGCGCAGGGTTGTCATAATCAAACGGCAACTTGGCTTGCACATGCACTGGCATGATATTTTGACCTTTGGGCTCCAATTCGCCGTAGTTTGTGTAATTGCCAAGATAACTATTGACAAAACTTGGGTCAGGCGAAACAAAGTGAGCCCCACGTTGGCTTGGCTTAAAGTCTTTGAAGTCAGCATTGGTTCCATGGTACATGACCCCCTTCTCATGGCTTCCATGTAAGAACTTAGCTTTGTTCGCCTCACGCTCAGCACGGGTCATCCCCTTGGTTAACGCAAGGCGCATCTGATCCATTGAGGGTTTGGGTTTACTCATTACTCAATTATCCACCGAGGGCTTGAGTTCGTCCACCGACCTTTTCTTTCTCCATCTGATCCAATCCCTCAATTGCTGCACCGCGAGTTGCTCGCCTATGTCCGCTTCAGGCAACACCGTGATGTCGAACCGATTCTCACATATGGTGGTCTTCACCCCATCCATATGAATCAGCCTTTTGTACGTTGTCTCCGTTTGGGCAAAGTATCCGAAGTCATTGCCCGAATCCATCAGTTCAGTCTCAATCGTCATGTCACACCCCCAGTTCAACTAGTATTCCCTACTGAGAGTAGGGGTTTTGCTTGCTACGTGCGTTGTAGATCTCCGCATCGGTGATGTCCTCTTGCGTGATCTCCTCCCTTGGAGGCGCGTCAATGCTGATCCACCCCGCGTCCCTTAAATACCTCAACCCTTGGCTGATGCAGTCCACGAACTCATCATGCGCTGACTCAGGAAATGAACAGATCTGGCTCACCATGCCCTCCGCCCAATCCCTTACGTATCCTTTCCTCACACTGCTCTCAGGTATCCATACGCGACCAGCCTTGATGATGTTCGCCACAATGGATAGCCTTTGCACCTTATCTGCGCGACCAGGGTTATAAGCCTGAACTGGTATGTGCGCCCTTTGCAAGTCTTGGATCAATGATATGCCTGCGGACTTATCCTCAACCAAGACGAGGTCAACCAACTTCCTGTCTTTCCCTTCTCCATATACGACCTCATACTCTTCGAGAACTTTAGGTCGCAAGTCTGGATACTGTAAGTGTTCTTGCCAACAATCCAAGATGAGTACAGACATCCCCCCATCCAAGGGCTTGAATACTGCCAATGTGATTGATCCCGTTGGATCGTTGTATGTTTTATCTGAGGTGGCGCAATCATAGCTTTGGACGATGTATTCAAGCTTAGGGAAAGCCTTACCATCAGGCCATAGCCTGAACCAATCCCTCTTGACTATTCCACCCTCCTCGGCGTCGATCAGCTCCGCATAGATCTCCTGTCGGCCTAGCTTCATCCCCTCATAGGACATGATCTGCTTCTTGAAGTTTTCCGCCAAGTTGTCGATGTTAGCGTATGTGGATGCACGCGTGATGACAACATCATCCCCTTCGCGCCCTACTAGTTCAACTATTAAGTCTTTAGGTTTAGGAGTTGTTGAGCAAATCAACTTGGTCTTCTTACCCAAGCGCATACCGAACTGTATCTGATCCCACGCTTCCTGAAGGTATTCCCATGCTGCCAACTCATCTAGCCATCCCCCATGGAACTGTGGCCCCCTGAAGCGCTCGGGCTCGGAGGCTGGGATTCCCTTGATGAACGATCCATTGATCAAATGTATCTCATGAAGGCTTGAGTTGTATTTCTCTACTAGTTGAACTGGGATTACATTGAGGAGTCCTGAGTCACCCTCAAAGCATGTTCCCTTCAAGTCACCGCTAGTCGGAGCCGATACAAGCCATCTCGTGTTGGGATTGTTCCATGCCCATGATGCCAACGTCTCAGCCGATGCCCTAGTCTTCCCTGCTCCACGGCCAGCGAGCATCAGCCATATGCTCCACCAATCCCCTGATGGCTCAATCTGATGCTTATGCGCCTTCTCCCTCAGCCATTGATACTGCCATAACCACACGATCTGATCTATGGCGCTGAGCTTGGTGAACTCGGCTTGGGTCTTGGGGTCCATCAGGACCTCGTCAACCAACTCTAGCGTCTGGCTCATTCGGCTTGTCTTGCAAGCTTAATGTTCTCTAGCAGTTGGCCAAACACATTGATGTTGTGCTCGATCACCACAGGCTGAGTATCTGATCCAGTGTGTTCTGTCCTTGCCAGTTTGGGGATGTGATACTCCACTACCGATTGGAACAAATCGAATGCCTTCGCTGGATTCGGTGGTGTGATGTACTCCCCTGTGGGCTCACCCTCCTCATCCAACTTCTGCACTCCATTGGCTACCTGATCGAGCCATCCAGT